AACACATATGCATATTAGCAAAAAGGAATAAGGTATAATTCTATGACAATAAAAGAGGCACGACAGCAAGTTAATTTAACACAAAAGGCTTTGTCAGAATGGCTCGAAATCCCCAAGCGCACTATAGAGGATTGAGAACGAGGAGCGAGAAAATGTCCTGAATGGTGTGAAAAATTGCTTGTCGAAAAAATCTTGACTTACAAAAACGACTAAAAAAGGTATCTTCAATGAAAATTGAAGATACCTTTTTTGGTGCACCTGACCAGCAATATGTATTTTAAAGTGCCTAAATAAAGGGATTTTCAATCGTATATAAATGCAATGACTGCACTTTGACTGCACTTTTGAAGTTTTTACAAGAACTTTTCAAAAAAAGCAAAAAACTTTGAAAAAAAGTATTGACTTGCCACCATTTTGGTGGTATAATATAATCACAGTCAAGGGAATGACAGAAAGGAGTTATCAAAATGTCGTTTAATCAAGAAAGAGAGGAAAACAATGAATTGACCACAAAGGAAATTTCAAGGTTAATTGATTGGCTAAAATCTAAAGGCTTCGGCTTAGATGAAATCGAAGACTGTATAGATACAATCTCAAAAGAAAAAAGCGAGTAACCCTCAACAGAAACTCGCAACAGTGAAAGCACTACCCTTGCGGTGCTTTCTCTGTAACTTTATTATAAGCAAGGATAAAGAAAAAATCAAGAAAAAATTATAAAAAACTATCTTTATAGAAAATGAGGTCACAAACTATGACTGTAAAAGAAGCAAGACAACAAGTAGGATTAACTCAAAAAGCATTATCTGAATGGCTTGACATACCCAAACGGACTATTGAAAATTGGGAAGACGGGAAAAGTGCTCCAAAGCCTTGGATTGAAAAACTGCTTGTTGAAAAAATTTTGACTTACAAAAGCAAATAAAAAACAAAAGCCTACCGCACAACGAATTGAAGTGCGATAGGCTTCTTTTTTACGGCTTTACAAGTTTACCCTTTTTAAGCAACGCAAGTAATCTGCCGTTCTGCTCGGCTGTGCCCTTGTAGTCCTTAACCTTATTCTTAATGGCAATTTTCTTGCGATACGCAAAATCACTCTTTACACCGACCGCTTCCAAAGCATCAACAAGGCTGTCGCTTGTTCCTTTGTATGCCTTGAAATAAACGGTTTTTGTGCTTTGGATAGGCTTTTTCTTTTCTGCACCGATATTAGTTTGATTTTTCGGTCGCAGAACGCCCAAAAACGAATTATAACTATGCTTGATTAATGTCATAGGCTCGTGCTTCGCTTTCGGGAAATTTTGGTCGTAAGAATAGAAATAAGAGGTTGTTCCCTCGCCTGTCGCAACGGAAATGTGACCGTGACCGCTTCTCGATGTGAACACGCAAAGGTCGCCCTTTTTCGGGATAAACTCCGCCGTGTTGTCAATCCATTTAAAATTCTTTGTGAGGTACTCACTCGTTTTACGCTTGTTGTAATATTCAATAGCGTTGCCGATACTCTGCGGTGTTATGCCAAGCACATTTTTGATATAATGCTTTGCAAGGTCAACACACTGCACACCGTATGTGCCGTCGTAGTCGATACCCCTGCCGATGTTTTGCTTTACCCATTTTTCATAAGTCATAACAATCTTCCTTTCTCGTTAATGTGGAAATCAATTTCTTCTTTCTGCTCTGTTCTCATAATCCTTTGCCGTTCCATTTCAGCTTTGTATTTCAAATACTTTTTGCAATCGGAATGGCAACCGACTTTTCGGTCAGAGCATCCCTTGCACGGAACCTTTGGTATCATTTTCGGTCGCTCGTTTCTTTGTTCTTATTGCGGATTTGAATTAAAATATTTTTTAGCTTATCAGGCACAGGCAGAAATTCGGCTACATTTTCCAAAATCGAAATTCCCTCGTTGCACAAGTAAAATACAATAACAACCTCACGCAACGGATTATAATCATTCAACGCAGGCATAATCTCTGCCACAACCTTTTGAATAATTACCGCCACAGCGATTACAACAAAAATCAAAATCTTCTTCAAAATTCCCTTATAACCGATTTCACTTGATAATGTTTTTGTCATAACCCCACGAATAATGCCTGTGACATAATCTAAAACAACAAGTGCAATCAAAGCCTTTAATATCACATCTATGCCTCCGAATAAAAATGTAAAAATGCCGCCAACGACGCCACCTATAATGCTTACAGGATTTAAAAACTTACTCATAATATTCCTCACTTTCAATTATTTCTTCTTCTGTTGTCGGTTCTATCTTTGGAGTTTCACATAATTCCCACTCCAGAGCAGTCGTTAATCTGTAAGAATACCCCTCTGGTGCTTCGGGGCGGTTGTTAATCGTTTCGAGAATACTGTTGTATTCCTTTTCAGTTATTTCTTCACCGCCTGAACCTGTGCCAATACCTACAATGTATTTATCATTTATGAATTTATAAAACATATAAAATCTCCTTAAAATTTAATCTGTAGCCACACAATCGGGTGCCCTGCAATATACGGATAGTCATCTCTTAGTGAACGCAATTGGAATCCTCGTTTGTCGAACAAATAATCATCAGCCACATTATCAGTTACCGAACCGGCTATTTGAACTGAAGAAGTATAATAGCTGGTAGTAGTCGATTTTTTTCTAACATAGTTACATCCCCAGCAGTTATACCGCGGATATGAAACAGGATTAGCGATAGAAGTGCCATATACAAATGCACTCAAAAAGCTCACCCCAGCAATTTCAGCATCAGTCATCGCATAAGGCTGGTAGAAAAAAACCAAATCAGGCTTAACAGGTATTCCGTTTTCATCACTTCCCAAAGCGAAATTAATTCGAGGAAAGTTTTGTGTTGTAATATTCTCCGATGGAGTGAAAACTCCGCTTGCAAACTTACTTTTCAACGGAATTATTCCGTTGATAATGTCCGTCAGTTCGCCCTTTGTCGCTGATGTTTTGTCAACGCTTCCATTTGCCCCGATGATTGCGTTTGCAAGGCTGTCAAGAGCGGTTTTATTTTCGATAATCATCATTGAGCATCACCCCCACCGTAAGTTGTCGAAACACTTGCCATAGGAATATCAAGCTGAAGCATTCCGTCAGCAAATTTCAAGCCGTTACCAACTGCCGAATTGTCAATCTTGTTGGGCACAGAAGTAATAGCATCAAGCTGTTCTTTAGAGAGTTTGTCCTGCTTCCCGTCAATCTGCTCTTTAATCGCTGTGTCATCATAATTCACAAGAGCGCCAAGTTTCTTTTTTTCAGCAGAGGTGAAGTTGTTATCCGTATGGATATAGTTTTCATCTGATACGAAATTGCTGTCGTTTTCAAGCTCACTTGTTTTTGTAGGCAATTTGACTTTTTGAGCAATTTCAGTTTTGTCGACATCAGTCAAAATGTAGCTGTCGCCTTTTTGTCCCTTTGGTCCGGTTTTGCCTTGCGGACCTCTCAGCCCCTCCAACTGTTCAGGAGTAAAGTCACTGTATTTAAACGGCTCGCCTTTGTCACCTTTAAGTTGACCTGCTGCAATAGCATTGTCTATTAAGGTGTAAATTTTCTCGGCTTCGCTTGCTGTTGGAGTATTCGATTCTGCTATTTGATTATTCCAACTACCTGCTGTAATCAAAACATCAACAGGCTCAGGCGAATATCGAAGAACAACATTGTCCGATTCGTCAACATCGACTGCATAAACCCCGATTTTGCATAACCCCTCGGTCAAGCAAGGTGTTAAGACTTTGCCTGACACAAAAAGGCTTTTTGAATTGTTAAAAGTAACAAAAGTTGTTAAGCCTTTGTAATCTTCGCTCAGTTCAACATCTATTAACACATCATTAAAAGCTCCGCTCATCAGTTTTTCTGCATCAACAAGCTGAACGGATTTTGTGTTTGCAACAATTTTCACTCACTTCACCCCCCGATTTGCGACAGCAAAATAATTAACTCTAAGGGGATGACTCGAATCCGCTTCACCGATACTTGAAGAACGCACTGTTTTTAAGTTGATATAGAAAAGATTTTTTGCTGATTTAATACCAAAATCAGTCACGAATGATTCTGAATTTCCGTAATAGTCCTCTACAGTCACACTAAGTGCCTTTGGTTCTTCAATTTTAAACAATGGCACAGTCACACTGCCGTCAGCCAAATTGAGAGGTTCATCAAGAATGACATATCCATATTCAAATTGAATTCCATTGCTAAGTTCGTAATATCGAACATTATTAACATCAGAAACGCTTTCATCTACAATTCCGATACAACCGTTAAGCACTTCTTTCAAAATTGAAGCTTTGGCACTTTCAAGGTTTTCAGCAATCGGCATCAGTGCTTGAGCCGATTCAACATTATAGCCTTTTAATTTAATACTTGCGAACGGAATGTCGGCAGTTGACGAACCGTCAAGAATCGAGCCGCTGACATCATAACTCGTTTCGGTCTTGATTTTCTTACTTTTCAAGCCAACGCTTTCAATGCCTGTTTCACTAATTTCATAATGAATGTAAACAAGCGCATAAGTCGTCTGACCGAGGATTCCGCCTGTAATCGTCATTTCTTCAGGCGCTTCGATTGATATATGACGCCCTTGACACATAAGTTCGCCTTTATTTATTCTGATTTTTTTCGAATCAATAACATCAACCTGACATTTGTCGCCGACATCTAATATGTAATTTCCTTTACCGTGAAGAGCTGCGTTAAATCTGCCAACTTGACCGCTTGTAACATGCTCTGTCCCGGTATGACCCGTTACCAAAGAAATCATAGTTCTCCCACCTCGTATGACACCTCAACGGCGCCGTTTGAATTAATTTTCACAATTTTTTTTGTGATTTGTTTTCGTATAAAAATATTGCTCAACAGTTTGGTAGCACCGATAACATCCCCAATGTCATATTCTTGCTTTGCGTCAAACTTGACATCAACTTCATCTGTCGCCCAAAGCTCTTTGAGCTTTTCTATTCCACTTTTCACCAAAGTGGCGTACTTGTCTATGTACAGCTTGTAGAATTTTCCTCGCACAAAACTCGGAGGTGAATTTTTCTGTTCTGCCAAATAATAATTACCGCTTACGAATGTCGGTGCGCCGGTTGCAGAATTTTTTGAATAAACTTTTTGAGCGGAAAAAGACGGTGCAACTGAATTTGAAAATCTCGTATAATAAGTTCCGGGTTTCCATACCGCACCGCTTTTTGTCACTTTTAAAAAACTGCCGTTGATTTTTTGATAGTATTTATCAAAATTTTCAGCCCACTTATTCGGTTTTTCATTCAAAACAGTATACTTTTTTTCGCTCGTTTTTTCATAAAATGCGCCTACTTTGAAAGACGGAGCTTTTGCCCCGGACAATTTAATGTATTTACCGCCTTTTTTTGCATAATAATTTGCAAAGCGACTATTCCAATTGCTTGGTTTCTTTTTAAGCGAAACATATTTTGCAACTGTGCTCTGCTCATAATAAGCATTAAGCTTGAATTGAGGAATAACACCCTCGACAGGAATAAATTTACCTGCGCCATTTTTTCGATAATACTGAGAATAATTTTCATTCCAATCGGTCGGTACTTTTGTCTGCACGGAATAGTAATAATTTGTTAAACCGCCGATTTCCTTATATTCTCCGGAAACGCCGTCGCTGTAATACTCATAATAAGAATGATAGTTCTGCGCCCAGCTTGCAGGCTGCGCAGTAACAAGACTGAACGATTCAGCCTCTTTCCCCTCGACAGATTTATAATCTTCACCTTGCTTTAAAAAATATTTAGTGTAAGCGGATTCCCAATCTGCCGGTTTACTGTCCAAAGCAGAATATTTTGTGTTTTTTTCAAATTCTACATTTTTATAGCCGTCATCCAAAGCGAAAAAGTAATCAGTGCAGTTTTCAGCCCAGTCGTTCGGTTGTTCCTGAAGCGCAATGTAATTCTCGGTAAGCTCTGCCGATGAATAGTCATATGCTTGTGAAACTTCATCAAGTCCGAATAGCTTTTGCTTTTCCTTAGTCAAAATGTATTGCTCATTGCAATACGGTTCTTCAACTGTTGAAAAAGGCTGAATGCCGCCGTTCTCATCTGTGAATAGATGAATAACGGCACGATTTGATAAATCACCTCTGCCGAGGCACACAAGATGATTCACAGGATGAAATTGTTTTTTCACCGTCATTTCAACTACGGATGTGTCGAATTCTTCATCTTGTGAATAATCAATGTATTCAACTGCCGAAAGGTGGCACAATCCGTTTTGCCAGCGCATTTTTAATTTGCAAAACACCGAATTGAGCATTTGACAGATTCCTGAATAACCGTTAACATACCTGTCCACCTGGTAACCGCAGATTTCAATTCCGCTTGGTTCACTTTCAGCAACAAAAATGTCACTTAATCCCAAAAGCGTAATAATTTGAGCAACGCAATCGTTCGCATCGCCGTAAAGCATTAAATAATCGCCCTCGGGTTCGATGACTTTTGACGCCAAAATGCCGTGAAAGCTCCTGCCACTAAACACTTCGAGTCGGCTATTACTTGAAACTTCAACGCTGTCGATGACTCCACCGTATTCGGTGTTTTCGATATAGATTACAGAACCCACTTCAAGTTCATAATCACCGTTATTCACCTGAAGCTCAAAATCGTTTTCATCGCTTCCGTAAGCCAAATCGAGGCTTCCGTTTAGGATTACGCCGACATCATCCATATCTTTGTTTGTATAAATTAAATCCATTTCGGGGCACTCCGTTCCAAAAATAGAGTCACTTCAAATTTTTCGACATCATCAAAAATAACAGGATTTACGCCTGTTGGAATTTTTTTAAAGACATCACTTGAGCGCTCTCGATTTTTAAACTCATTAACAAATGTTCCGTCCTCAAGCAATCGTTGGATTTTTCTTGTTTTTGAATTAATAATCAAAAATTCTTCTGACATAACCTCTGTACTAACCCCGTAAGAATTGCCACCGATTGTAATCTGCGGAGATATTACGGCACCTGATATAACAATCTCAAAATCACACGCTGTAATGCCGTCATTCTCAAGACTGTCAATAGACATTGAGTTACCGTAATCAAACGGGAAATCATAAGAGAAATCATAACCGCCGGCGATTTCCGTTCTGTGATTAAACAGCTTTTTTGCTTCTCTGCACCAAAAGCCGTAATCATATGAGATTTTGAGTTTTTTGGTCATAAAACCGTCATTATGAGTGTAATCGCTGACGGTAGAAGCCGTCACAAAACACGATAAATAATAATCGTTGATGTAAAGCTTCCCTGCCGAGTTTGTTAAAACATCAATCTCAAATTCTTCAAAAAGCCTGTTGATTTCATCTGCTGTACCCGATACAGTAATAGGCAGTTCTTTTTGCTTCACGCCCGACATATTAAAGCCGGTTATCTTGTCGTTTACGCTTTCGACATTCCACTCGTAATCTCTCAGCTGCGATTCGTTCGCTATAAACGGCGGCTTTGTAAGGTCAATGACAGTACCTCGGCTGTTGATATATTTAATTTTATCAAGCATTTTTCTTCACCAACCTCGCAAATTCTCGCTTGTCAATGCTCCATTCGGTACCAGCCATACCCTTAGCAATAAGGCTCGGTAACAGTTCAATCAAAAGATTAATAACATAAACAATATCGTCATTGTTACCACTCTTGCCGTTTCGCCACTCGTAAGCCTGCTGTTTTGTGAGCACAGCCTCGCCTTCGTGAAGGAGCGCCGGGTAATTGTCGTTCGGAACATAGTCAATACCCACACGGAGCAGTTTAAAAGTCGGCAAGTTCAATCCCTTACCGCCGAAGCCCGGCACCCAATCGGGTATTTTGAGCTTGTTCATAGAATTAATAACAGTATTAACCGCTTTGATTATCGCATTAATCGGCGGCTTAATAAATCCTATCAACGAGCCGAACACACGCCGTACAACCTTTGCAAGTCCGCTGATTATAGGCGTAAGTGCCTTAATTGCAACAGCCAAGCCTGTGGAAATAAGCGGTATCAATTTTCTAACTACTTTCACTACCATATTAATAACAGGCATAATTGCCTCAATCAAAGGCGGTATCAGCGGAAGCAGTGAGTTAATAAGCTCCGTTATCGGTGGAAGAAGTGCAGAAAATACAGTTTTGAAAACAGGCGCTAAGGTTGCAAATAAGCTTTTAATGGTAGGCATCATAAATATGATAAGGCTGAACATTTCTGTTACCACAGGCATTAACGCCGAGCCTATCTGATTTTTTGCACCCTCAAGCGAACGCTTCATAGTATCGTAAGTATCAGTCATTTTTACGCCGGCACCAACCGACTCATCACTCATGACCATGCCCAATTCGTGTGCCTTGTTTTTTAAGTTTTCTGTACTTTCTGCCGAAGTATTAAAAAGCGGAGTAAGGTTTTGCCCCGACTTGCCGAACAAGTCGTTAGCGAGAGCGGCACGGGTTGCACCGTCCTCCATGCCCTGCATACCTTGTACAGCCTTATTGAACAATTCCTCTGTTGAGAGGTTGTTCAAATCGTTCATAGATATACCGAGTTTAGCAAACCGTTCTGTAGCGTCGGCACTACCGTTTTTTGCGTCGTCAATGGAATTAGACATCTTTTTTATGCCTGCCTGCAACGAGCCGATTTCCATACCTGATTGACTCAAAACATAATCCCACTCTTGATAGCCCTCTTTTGACATACCGAGTTTTTGCGACATTTTATCGATTTCATCGGCGTGTGCGGCTGTGGACTTTGCCATTTTTGTCATGCCTGTAATTGCCGTGCCTGCTGCAACGGCAACGCCTGCACCCCATTTGGCAGCGGTTTTAATGCCTGATTTAAGTTTATTGCCTACGCCCTCGGCGTTCTTTTCCGTTTTTGAAATAGACTTGTTGGCTTCATCAGAATTAACCATAATCGAGCCGACAAGTTTAAATAATTCAATCGCCATTGAAATACCTCTCTGTCTCTCTTGCAATCTCGATTATCTCGGCATCAGATTTTGTCGAAATGTTTTTTCCTATTCTCTTATCGTAATACTCGTTATATGTTATAAAATCCGTTTCAAACCTTTGCATAGGAAGCTGAACAAGCCATTCAAGGTAGATTCGTTCTTCTTTAACCTTTTCCAAGCATTTTACAATAAGCTTTACGCCCTCATCAAAGGGCATGCTCAAAACAAAATCTATATTGCCATATCTGTGAAGAAGTGCGTCAAAAGCTTCTACTTCAGAGCTTCTCGCAATTTCTTCACATCTTGAATAAAAACCTTTAAATCGTTTTCCTTTGCAAGCTGTTTAATGTTTTTTATTTGTTCAGAAATTGATAAATTGCCCACTTCTTCAGCCGTCATCTCATATGGTCCGGCTAAGAATTCATACAACTTGTTTTCTGCGCTTTGCTCAACAGCTTTTTCAAAAAGCACATAAACCAATGCATAACCGTCCGAAAACACATCATCCACGGAGTCCGCTTCACGCAATACACCCTCGGCTTCTTTTTTTATATCAAGGCTTTTGATAAGCCTTAAAGCGTTGAACACGTCTTTTGTATTTAATTCTTTCATCTTTTCACCTTAATTATTTTTCATCTGTTTCCTCAAGTGCCGGATAAAGCTTTGTTGTGGAAGAGAGGAATGTCAAAATATTCATTTGCAATTTTGCAACCGACTGAGTAACACGAATTCTTCCTTTAACCGGACCTTTGTCGCCGTCTGCGGAAATCTGTTTGTATTCACGCTCAAGCGTAAACTTGCCGCCGCCTCGACATATCAATTCCTTGTCGTTATCGATTTTAACCACACCTTCGCCAAGTACAATGTTGCTCGGGTCGGCTTCGTATGAGATTTCCCAAGGCTCGCCCTCTGCTCCTGAGCGATTATCTTCCTGATAAGTCGCAGTTACAGTAATTTGCGGAACGACTTCATCCTTATCCTGAAATGTCAAATCGATATTTTCAAGATTAATCGCATCTTTAACAGTAATTATAATAGGCTTGCCTGTCTTGGTACTTCCTACAAAGGAATAAGTGTGATAATCAGCCTCAGCAATAGTGCAATTACCTGTTATCTTTTTCATTTTTTATTCTCCTATGTAATAAGATTTATATTGAATTTGTAATTGAATGCGCTGGATTTGCTTATCGGGGTCGTCAAGCAAGTTGCGGATGTAATTATAGAAACTAATCATCACCGCATCGTTTGAAATGTGCCTGTGATCAAAGGATTTTTCAATTTCATCTGCAATCTTTTCAATCCTATTCGGCTTTTGAGCATAATCCCAAATGTCAACGATAACCGTGCCGTCATCTCTTCCGGCTTCGTCACCGAGCTGTACCGTATTTACCTTGTAAGTTTTGTACGGAAAAACTGCATCATCAGGAGCATTGCAGTGATATGGTTTGCCGTTGCTTTCGCCAAGCAGTTTTTTAACCACTTCCCTGATTGCTTCGGTCTTATTCTTCGCCACCTTGATATTCCCCCTCGTTAATCAGCGATTCAACGGCACTTTCGCTTTCATTCAAAGCTGAAAGATACTTCGATTCGATTTTGACTATATCGCCGATGTTATCGTTAACGGTTTTCGTAAGCAAACCAAGTCTCGGAGTCTTACTGCTTCCAACTTCCTGATAGCCGCCGTAAAAAGCATTTGGCTTTAAGCCAACCTGCAAATCAGGTTCGCTTTGGTACTTCGGATTTGCACGAACCCAATATTGAGTATATCTGCCTACTCTGCCCTTACGCCTTTTAAAAGCTGAATAATAATTCTGCCTGAAGCGGTTACAAATGAACTTGCCGACATCTCGCAATGCCGCCCTTGTAAGCTCAAAAATCGAATACTGCACCCAATCAACGGATGAAGTGAATTCAATTCCGTCTTTTTTAATTTTTGTTACGGATTTTGGTACACTCACGATTTATTCACCTGCCTTTGAACGGTTATTTCAAGGCTATTTCCCTGACTGCGATATGTTCTGATGACTTCGTAATCTCTGCCGTTATAATTAACAATTCTTTCATCGCTATAGTCGAGATAATCGGCTATAACAAATTTCAATTCGGGCTTAAAGCCCTCAGAGTTTGCCTGATAGAATTCGCTCATACTGATTGACTTAACCTCACAGAAGCACGGTTTAGAGCTTTTTTCGGTCACCCAATCGCCTGTGGAGTCGTCAACCTGCACAGTTTCGCTTATCAAATAAAGAACATCATTAAACATCGGCTCGTTCTCCTTGACAAATTGACAAAGCAATCTTTAAGCTTTCGTAATTCTTTTTGTACTGGTCGCCTTTGCCGCCGAAATCGTACCACGCTTTGCAGTACAGCTTAATGGCGGTTTCCTCAATAGCACTTAAAGAATTAATGTCAATGCTTATTCCCGCCTGTGCCAAATCGAGCACGCAGGAATTGACAACATCGGATATTTCACCGTCAATCAAATTATGACTTATTCGCATATCCTTTTTTACTTTTGCTACAATCATTTTTGCACTCCAATTACAAAAGAGGAATGCCGAAACATTCCTCTTGATTATTCGTTACGCTGTTTCTTTAAATGCAACAATGGCATCCTCATCGGCAACATTACCGTCTGCAAGGCAAACGCCACGATATACCTCGGAATTTGAGCGGAAGCCAACAGAGGTGTCCTTGCTTACCTCAATAGGCTGTGACAAGTTCATCTTGTAACTCTTAAGGTCGCCAAAATAAACGAAAGCCGCATCGTCATTGAGAAGCACAGGATAGCCGAGGATGTTAAACTTAGCCGGTGACTGTGCATCAGCCACAACAATAGGCTTGCCGTTTGTATCGGTCATGCCCAAGATTTGACCGAAGAACAATGTTCTTGTGCATACAAACGAAGCGTTGTTGGCGTACTTACTCGGAAGTGCTCCGATTATCTTTGTGATGTCGGCATACTTCATACCGCCTTTAGTGTATGTATTTGCAGTAGTCTTATAAACCGTGTTAAGTCCTGTAGGCTGCATTTTGCCTGTGCCGGCAACAACAGCCTTTTCGAGTGCAGCCTCAATCTTGTTTGCAAGTCGGGTAACGAGCCAGCTTTCAAATGCGTCAATAGCCATTTTTGCAACCTGGCCTGTAATTTCAACCGTCTTAATAAGCTGATAAGCCGCAAGATTGATTGCATCAAGAGTATCTGAACTGTCTGTTGCTGTTTGAGTCCATTCCGCATCAGCAACCGAACCCTCTTTCGGGATAATAAGATTGCCCGGAATCTGTGTAAGGTCGATTGCACCCAAAAGCGGATTTGTTTCGAGTGTAAATACAACCTTATCCATTGTAATGCTCGGAATAGCCTTTGAAGCGTCAACCGCAGCTCTTTCCTCTGCGTCAAGGTTTTTGCCCTGAAGATTTTTGAGAAACGCTGTTCTGTATTCAGGTGTGTCAATTTTAAAAGTTTTCTTTGGTTCCATTTGATTAATTCCCTTTCCTACAACTATCGGCTCTGAGCCGTTTGTGTCATCGATAATTGATGTAACAAGTTGATTTCTTTTTTGAATTTGACTTTCAAGCAGCTTTCGCTCCTCTTTCAAGTCGGTAACTTCGGTGTTAAGATTTTTCAGCTCGTCTATTGACATTTTTTCTTTATCCAAAGAGCGAATTTCCGTCAAACGAGCATCAATTTCTTCAATTCTTGTCATCTTAATTCTCCTTAAATTTCTGTTTTTAGATTGATTAATTCAATCAGTCTTTGATGCTCTTGAAACTCCTTCTTCACATTCTCGATGACTCCCTCGCAGAATGAACGAGCATATATCTCGGTGTTTTCGTTTGCCGGAATAGAAACGGCTGAAACATCGTAGATTTTTTCAATAGTTTTATGAACGATAGTTCGTGATTCCTTATCAAAATAGTAATCGCCTTTTTTGAAGCTCCACGACATTTCGTCTATCATTCCTTTTTGAATATCCTCGAAAAGACTCTTTGCCTTTTCAGTCTTTGATAAATCAGCTTGAATGAACAAGCCTACATTGTCAACGCTCAGCTTTAAAGTGCCGTTTTTAATTCGGGCATAAACAGCGCCCGAATGGTCGTATTGCATAATCACATCCGACATATCGGTATTTTTAAAGCAGGAACGGTCAAACTCCTCATAAATATCAACACCGTCAACGGTGCAAAGCTTGTATCGGTCAAATTTCATTGCATAACCCTCAACTGTGTATCGGTCACGGTCATTCGGCTTTTTTGCAATGTAAAACTTCGACACCTGCCTGAAATCTCTGCCTTTTGCGATTTTTTCGTTTATGACATCCGCAAACGATTTTGTAACGCCTGCCCCTTTTTGTGCCGGCACGGCAACAAAAGAAAACTCATACGCATCTTGGGGATTTTCCAAAATTCTAAAACAGAGTTTGCCGTCATATTCACAGCCTCTGATGTGCTCACAATATTCCTCGGAACCGCAGATTGAGCAAACCGAATTACTCATACTGCACGCAACGGAAACTTCTTTTTTAATTCCTGCATCGATGCTTGCGATAAGTTCACAGTTACTGTCACTATTAAGCATATAAACTCTCGCCTTTAAACAATAGAGTTGTTCGCCGTCAGCGGTAGTTTGTCCGTCCTGAGCTTCAACCCAAGTTTTGAATATTCGGCACTTTTGCTCCTCAGAGCTCCACAAATGGTCGGAAATTCCTGTTTTACCGACAAAAAGCTCCGCCATTTTGTTAAGTGAAGCAACCGAGAATTTTTCAAAATCTCGGTCAACATCATTGTTACAAAGAATTGTGTTAAAAACATATACATCCTCGGCTTTAAGTTCTTTAAGCGTAAATTTGTTTATAAGTTCCAAATCTTCACTTGTTACACCCTGAGCCGTTTTTTCAATCATTGAATTGTCAAAGCTTTTTTTATTCATCATCTGCACCCTTTCCTTTGTTTTCCTGCCGTGTGGTAGGTATATACTCACCTCTGATGTAGCAAATATCGCCCTGCTCGCCTATGCTTGGCAAACCAAAAGCCTCGTTTACCATATTTGCGGTAATAAAGCCACGGTCAAAGAAGCTTGTTGCCCAAGCAATCTTTTTGTCAATGCTTAAGCCAATCAATCTGTTTGAAGTGACACGAATTTCGTTGCCGAAAACCCGTTCTTTAGCTGTAAAGGTCATATTTGTAAGCACATTTGCAAGTTGAATGGCAAACGGCTCAATCTTGCCCTCGTAGTAAGCGTTCCACTCGTCATCGGTGAATTTATTTTGAATGATGTTTATATTCGTACCAAAATAATTAAAAACATTATTGTTAATCAAAGCCTGCTGTTTCTCATCAACCAAATTCGTTTGTGAGTTAATCTGCTTGACATCTTCGTACTTACCGTCATAAACAATTACACCGCCGTTATTGTCAGCAGATAAATTCTGCTGTTTGAATTTTTCCCGTTCCTCATCGAGCTTTTCGGCCTTAACCACACTTGCAAGCTTCGCTAAGAATCGAACCGAGGCACCGTTTTTGATACCCTCAACGATACCCTGATTGTTCATATTAAGAAGTTCAAGTGTCGGATAAAGTGCATTGTTTGATGAGCCGAAAAAATCGTCGCTGTACTGCATTTTGTTAAGCAGTCCGCAACGGTTAAGCTCAACCGCACCGTATTGATTGTTATTAAATCGGTACCTTAACCAATACTCGCCAAGGTCAGACTTAACAATCTCACAATTGCAGGCACGAAGCGGTAAAAAGCCCTGCACCTTTATCCCAAAATCGTCAAGCACAGGAGCAATAAAAACATTGTTGTCAACCTCGAGCATTGTTGCAATTCTGCGAATAAATTTTGATGTGTCCTGCATCGGGTTCGGCTGATATTTCAAAATATTGTTCAAAGTCGTGTTGTTACCGACAACCTCAATTTTTAATTTGGAGCAGTTTTCCGCAAAGCTGTTGACTGCTGCACGGCACAAATCCATTTCATAAAGTGAGCCGTGATAACTTGTAAACGCAGGAATGTAACCGGGAAGCAGTTCAAAATAATTTCGCACCACTTCGGACACCCTGCGTTCTTTTCTGTTAAAAAATCCCATTTTAACCTCAATTCATATTGATATAGTCATTTTTGTTATCCTGTAAAACCTTGTAAGCACAAAGAAGCGAAACGGTACCGTCAATTCTCTGTGTTCTGTCATTCGATTTAACAGGCTGAATATTGCCGTTAATATCCGTTTTGACCTTGGTATTATACAAACACCACTTGTCAATCGGATTGTTGTTATAGATAATTTTGTGAGCGTCAAAGTCTGCTCGTAAATCTTTCATCGGCTGCGAAAGAGTAAACACACCCTGTCGAACAGGTATCATTGATTTTTTACCAAACTCCGCCTTAAACTCACGGAGCAAGCTGTCATCGATATGCCAAGGGTCATAACCGATGTACACAGCGAACAAATCTTCCTGCTCCCTTAATTCCTTGAACCATTCAAGAAAAATCTTTTTGTCGCACTTATTACCCTCACAGGTCCGCAAATAGCCCTGCTCAATCCAAAGTTCATACGGAACGGAGTCACGCTCTCGGCGATTACCGTGTTTTCTCTGTTCATCAATAACCGCTTGCGGAATCCAATACATAGATTTAACATAAATCTTATCATCACCCGGACGCATCATAATCGCCTTTGCACTGTTAAGGTCGGTTGTATCGGCGGCATCAAATCCGCCGATGCAGTAATCAAAGGATATATCAAATGTTTCCTCGTTGTTAAGTTCTTCCCAACGAAGCCACGCCGCATCACCCGTCTGCGGAATGTTAAAATCTTTAACCATAACCGTAGGTTTAAAGGACAAATCGTCTTTTGCACGCTGTACCATTTGCCTCATATAATCAAATGATTTAATCGTGCCGATACCCGGGTTAGCTTTTATCCACATATCTTCCTTATCCCACTCATCAGGAGAATCAAGTTCGTAAATCATAGGAAGAAATCGCTTGTTCTCGGCTTTGCCGTCAAGAATGTTTCTTGCGTATTGATACTGTGCATCAAAAATGCCCTCTCGGATGAAGCCGTTTGTTGTAATACAAAAAAGCAACGGTTGCCGTCTTGCACCCATTGCCTGTTTAATCAAATCATATAAATCACGGTTTTTAATTGCCGCCAACTCGTCAATAATCGCACAGTGAACATCCAAGCCGTCAAGGCTGTTAGTGTTGCTTGCCAACGCCTTAATCGTTCCGAAGTTATACGGGAAATACAAATCCGTTGCACGCTTCTTAATATTCCGTGCAAGCTCCGGCGACAGCTTTCGCATTTTGTCGCAGGCGTTAAAGCCTAACTGTGATTGGCCTCGCATTGTGGCGATATTGTAAATCTGCGGTGAACCCTCTCCGTCATTTGCAAGCATATCAAGCTCAACGGCAGATGTTTCGGTTGTTTTGCCGTTCTTTCTGCCCTCAATTATCAGCACTTCGTTGTACTGCCTCAAATTATTGTCATCAACAAACCCGAATATCGCTTGTAACCGTGCTTTTTGAAACAGTTCCAATTTAAGCGGAGCACCCAAGCGACCGCTCGGAATTTTACAGAACTTTTCAATAAAATCCGTGTGCCTTTTTGCAATGTCGTAATCAAAATGAAATTCCCCGGGCGAAGCAAACTGTTCAAGAAGTATCTCACTCAGCCGTTGCATTTTTTGACCGGCTATGATACTGCCGTCATAAATTCCGCTGAAATACTGTTCAAACTCTGTCATTTATCGTTTTTGGTAATAAAATCGAGAAATTCATTTGAATTTTGCTCACTTTTCGGAAGCAAATCAACGAGCTTTGACCAAGTTGCGGCATAGTTTTTATACATTTTATCGTATTCGGTTTTTGCCGGGTTAACCTTTGTAACGGAAAATCCATTGCCATTAATTAAAGTAACAATCATTCCGTTCTCAATAATATCTTCCATAAGAGCATCAAGAGATTTGTCCATAAATTCAAACTTTTTGAGCAACGGCTCCGCTAAAGTTTTCTTATCTTTGTCTAAACAGTTGAAAATCTTTTTAAGTTTGTTATAATTCAGTTTTTGTTTTGCCATATCACTTTAAACTCCTTAAAGTTTATACCCCCTTCGCGTAAAATTTTTTCACTCGTCAAAAAAGCAGTCCACCCCAACGGTCTCCATAGGGTATAAGTTCAAAATTGAAATAGGGGGGTGTCAGCGTTTGTCATTCGGAATCGGCATACCGTTTGAATCGAATAAAACCACGGCGGATTTTTTCTTATTGCCTTTGCCGATACCGTGACCGTCAAATCTGTCGTGACATTCCTTGCACACATACTCAAGGTTACAATGATTAAGTGTTACATCAGGGTTGCTGATGTTAAGCGGAGTCAACATAATCTTATGATGAACTATATAGCCAAGCCTCTCGTGGCACTCCTCACAATAGCCGCCGTCAATGTTAATACGCTTATCAATATAAGCCTGTCGGCAAGCCTGCCACCTCTTGCTTTTATAAAAGCTTTTAGCATATCCTTTAATGTTAATCACCGCCCAAAAAGAAACAGACACACCCGGAGTGGATGTGTCTGTTGAGGAGTAACAACAGCCCTTATGTGACTTTTGCAATTTTAACTATAGCACACTTTAGGCGGGAATTGTGGGAAACTTTTTAAAATACCGTTTTATTTTTTTTGAAACTGTTGTTCTCTCCTGATTATTTCTTCGTGCAATCCGATTCCAACTCCAGCCTCGGCAGTATTTCAAAATGCAAATTTCTTTAGTCTCGGCATTTGAAATTGAATTGATATATCGGTTTAACGCTTCAATCTCTGCCTTGTCTTGGTAATACTGCTCTTGCAATTCAAGATTATTAATTGCAAGTGCCGGCGTTACATCAGACACCTTACCGCTTTGAACTGCCGTTCCAAATCCTGTGCTTGGTATGTAAGCAGTATAGTCGCCCTGCTCATACTCCGACATTCGCTTTTTAATCTTTATATAATTTTCAAGTCGGCATTGTATCGTCTGATTTATCATTTTTAATCACCTTATAACCGCAAATTGGACAAACTTCAAACTTCTTTTCATTATTATTAACAATGATTTGAGCACAAATTTTCAGTTTAAGATTTTCATCATTAAGCCTTTTGTTTTCATTTTCAAACTTATAATTCTGTGAATACAGCTCGTTGTTTTCTTTTTCAATTTCATCAAGCCTGCTGCACAACCTTTTGTTATATTCCTGTAGATGATTATATCTCGCTTTTTCAACCATTCTGTCTTGTTCTCTGCAATATATGATAATCATACCAGCAAACAACAAGGCAAAGCAAATTCCAAATGCTATTTTGTAAAACATTTTTTTACTCCTCTTTTCTTTTAAAATTTCCGCATCCGTCAACCTCAGGGAAAGATTTCATCTTCGTCAACAAAATCTTTGCATCTATTGTCGAAAAAGCACAATCACCACAGCGGCGGAATGCCTTATCCATTTTGCAGCCGCATTCAGGGCAATAATTGTAAAATCCGCTCTCATCATCAAAACAATCAGTATGTCCACAAGCAGAACATTTACAATCCACATGTCCTAAATCGCCTCCGACTATTATCCAATGAGCACGTAACTCTATATCAGCTGTCGGTTCTTTCTTGATTATATTAATTATATAATTGCTTACATCCAATATTGCCTGACCCACTTCTTTTGCTATAGAGCGTGGTCCGCTCACAGTAGCACTGATTTGTACATCTTCAAGCAATTTATCTCTGTCAATTAAATCAGCCATTCCACTCACTCCTTTTTAATATTTTACATCTTTGTGACCGAAATACAGCCACCACCGTTTTACATTGCCATTTATCGCTTGCTCTTTTAATTCCTTAATCTTTTTATTATTGCTTTGATAAGTTTTAATTTGTGCTTTAACCAAAGCGTCGCTTTTCAGTTCAGGATAAAGAGAAACCAGCTGCATATAACTATCAGGCTTTACCTCTGTAAAAATATCTTTTTCGTGTTGTTGATAAGCAGTTACAGCCGTTTCAATCTGCTGTTCAATTTTGGTATTCTCCTGCTCGTACATTTCTACTTTTTGGTCAATAACGCTCAAATTTGAAACTTGAGCAGTTAAACTAATCACTGCAATAATACAAATAGCAAGCGGTATTGTACCTAAGAAAACGCCAAGTAGTCCGTCATAATTCCCGTTTATATCCACAAACCACGAAATAACACACCAGATTAACAAAATCGCTAAAATAACAATAATCACTTAATATCACTCCAATCTAAAGCCTGTCCGCATTTGTCACAATACTGTTGTTTTCTTCCTGCAATTAAATCACCGTCAAGTTTTGAGATTATATGATTTCTGCAATACGGGCAGAAAAAGTATTGACAATCTACATAATGATAAATTTCACTATCCACTATTAGCTTTTTAGGTATCTGCTTTTCAAGTGCTTCTTTAATAGTCCGCAAGTTCTCTTGTGTTGTTGGTATTCTATCGTTGTCACATTCCAAGCAATAGTCTATACTTTCAATAATTTTTTTTATTGTCATTCCTCTACCTCGCTTTCAAGCCATTTTTCCTTACACCTAATGCAAGTCCAATAATCACTAACTAATTTGTCGTTCCCTTTGCATCCGCATAACGGGTTATTATACCGATAAGGGCAACAAATATTTTGAAATATTATTGACTCTTCCGTTGCTCCACCGTCATCAGCAGGATGTTTTCCTTGTAGAGCAAGAATGAGTGCTTCTCTATTTGTCATTCTTTGTTCTCCTTTACCCATTCAAATACCCACGCAGGTAAGAAAATGTTATAGTCTTTTAACGCTTGTAGCCTCATACTTCTAACGGATAAAAAAATTTTTTTTCAATCAACAAGTTAACTGCTTCTTTGACCGCTTCTTTTTTCATCATTCCATTTACATAAACAGCACCAGGATTTAAGTTAATGTATTCCTCAAGAAAGTTTTGTATTTTTCTGTTATATGGTGTGTCGGTCATTCTGTCACCTCAACTAATATGTATTTGCCGTCTTTGGTTTTATAAGGCATTTCGCCCCTTTCATTTATTCGATTTGTTCCATTTAAATTTGAATAAAGGCAGTAATGAGCACCCCAATGATATTCACATTTATAGCATATCCCTTTTCTACACCACTCCGATACAGTCATAGCCCTAAGCTTACGCCTTCGCTTTGGATAAGTGGAAAACGGTGACTTGACAATTACACCTTTGAGGTCCTGCTGCAAGATTGATTTAATTAATAAAGCATTCGCCCTTGAATTAACAATCATCATTAATTGGTCATTTTCATAAATCCCATAATCGCACATTACACTTTCAACTTTAAATGTAATGGGATTGTTCACTTTTTCAATATCCTTAAAGCCTTTGTGTTTGCAAAAGTCAAAAGAATGACAAATTCCGAATGTGTCTTTACTGGCACAATCCTTATCAGAATTACATATTGCTGTCATAATTACTCCTTTCATGTTCAAGCCTTTTCTTGAACCAGCTGTTGTTTTTCATAATTTCCTCAAACTTCAATCGTCGAGCTGTGTCATCATAAAGCGGTTTGTCCGTTTCGATTTCTCCGGCACTCCATAATTGTTTGAATCTCTGCCACTGCTCTTGTATGTAAGGGTGATTAATATTAATCTCATAGCCGTATCGGTTATTTTTGTTTAGCAATCGCTCTTGCTTGTGTTCAAGCTGAACAAGAGTTTCTCTCAGCCTTGCCCTCTGCCATTCGCCTGATGAAGCCTTACTCATATTACTGCACCGGATTAAGTCTGTAATTATGAGTCTTATCGTGGACGACATAACAGTTCGCTATGATTCTTTCGTCCAACAGCTTATACTTGGACGACGGATTTTCAAGCGCTTCTTTTGTTATGTTAGAAGTGAAACAAGTCAGCAAGCCTCGTTTAATTCTCAATTCGTACAAATCCTGAAGCATAGCAATTCCGTAATCGGTAAGCTGTTCTTCGTTATAATCATCAATGAACAGCACCTTGCAACTGCCTAAATCCTCAAACTCTCTTTTGTCCTCGATTTTTGACAAAGCAGTAATTTGAAATTGTTGCATAAAACGGACATCAACCCCACGGTCAAGCAAAGCATTTGCCAAGCACATTGCCGCAACGGTTTTTCCTGCTCCTGCCGTTCCGCAGAACATCAAGCCTTTTTTCTCTTTGACACGGTCAGCATAAGACGAATAATAGCCTGCTGCCTTATCAATGAATTTATTTTGCTCATACTTGTCAAATCTCACCTTTTCCATTTCGGTATTACGGATGAAAACACCGTTACACATATAGCCCCAGCATTTCAATTTGTTTTCGGCAATTTTCTTTTGAAGCTCGGCTCTTTTCGATTCAGCTTTATAACTGTTTTCTCTACATTTGCACAAGCAAGGAACTTTTTGAGGATTTCCGTTTTCGTCAACGAATATGTAATCTCTCTGTTCAACAGGTGCAATCCCGTTTATATCGATTATTTGAGTTTTTGGCATAAAAGGATAAAATTCTTTGGGCGTATTACAAACACCGCAATGCAGAGTCGAAAGGCTTTCATCGCCGTAAAACGAAGCATAATAATCACCATCGGCAAAGTTTGCAACCTTATCATTGCCGGCACGACATAAATTTTCTAAAATCTTTTCAAACATAAGCACTCCTTAATATTCATATCGGCCTGAACCTGAACTTGCCTGACGATTGTCGTAATTGCCCTCAAGAACTTTTGGAAAATTATTCGGAAGGACAAACCAATCAAATGTGATAACCCAGCCTTTATTATTCTTACCCTGAAGAAAGTCGCTGTTTTTAATCTTATCAATAGCCTCAATGACCTTGTCATAGCCGTACTCATTGCAGCGAGCGTTTAAACTTTCATAACGCTTGGTATGAGGAGTAAGTTTTATTATCGGTTTTATAAGCGTTCCCTGTACATAATCATTCCAATAATTACCGATTTTCTGCACCGAGTCCGACATAGAACTATTATTACTATGTTTATTATTATGTTTATATATATTTATAGTGTTCGATTTTCGAACACTATCTGTTTGATTTTCGAACACTTCCTTGTTCGATTTTCGAACACTATCTGTTTGATTTTCGAACACTTCCTTGTTCGATTTTCGAACAGCATTAATTTTTTCAAAATTTACATAATATCCAGTTTCATCTCTTTGAACTTCTTTATTTATATATTCCTTATTTAAAAGATTTTGAATTGCAATATTAATTGTAGGACGGTTGAAGTGTGCAAATTTTGCAATATTCTTTTGAGTACCAAAAAAACGATTAATACCATCTCGGCTAAATCCGTAAATTATTGCAAAAACATCCCTTTCGGAGCCTTTTAATCCCAAATCCGTCATAAACCAATCATGAATTACAAAATAGTAATTTTGTTCAGCCATTTTTCACAACACCTCATCAAAACGGTAAATCGTCATCATCGGGAATTTCGTCAAAGTCCGAATTGTCGGCACTTGAATAATTCGGATTTGCTTGCGAGCCTGCTGCACTGCCCGTTTCACTTTTTGAACCGCAGAACGATACATTGTTTGCCAAAACCTCGACTTGCTTCCTCTGATTACCGTTTTTGTCTGTATAACTGCTTGTTTGTAACGTGCCCTCAACGGCAATCATAGAGCCTTTGTGAAAATATCTACTGATAAATTCCGCCGTTTGCCGCCAAGCCACGCAATCGATAAAATCCGCCTGTCTGTCCTGACCGCTCTTTTGGTAACTCCTATCACACGCTACTTGAAAGCGCATCACAGAAACACCGCTCGGAGTGGTGCGAACTTCTGGCTCAAAAGTGAGCCTGCCCATAAGGGCAACCATATTAATCATTGTCTTTCCTCTCTTTCTTTTTTGTCCTTAAATTCAGCACATCGCACAGATACTTATCAAGTTTGAGTCCGTATATATGGTACCGTTCAAAGAACCTGCTACCCTCTGCGTGTGCCTGAGTATGGTGCTTCCTGCACAATGCAATAGCTTCCATACCGATATGTATAATCTCGTCACGGTTTCGCCCCATTCCGACAGCGGTCACATGATGAACCTCGGCTTTGGCGTTACAGACGGCACATTTTCTGTGTTCAAGGCAAAGATACAAATATCGATTAATATCATCTGTGCGGTTAAGCAAGGAATCCCTCGTCGGCACATTCCACTCAAAGCAGAAATCAATCAAATAATTTATAAATTCTTTCGCCGTTGTCATATCGCAATTTGATAAGCTGAACGGGCCAAGCTCGTTTTTAATTCTAAAATCAAACTGCATGCAAGCCCTGATGTATTCAGGCACATCACCGTTCCAGCTTGATATATCACGAATCATCGCGAAAATCTTTTTCCGCTGTTCTGCACTTATAAAACGATTATCATTGAGACGAAGCTCAACGCTGTCGCTCTGCCTCTTTATCAGTTCCCTTGCTATCGGAATCGACGGCTTCACAGTCAAATATTCACCGTCATAGCTTACAATTTCACCTGTTAAGATGTTCATTTGAGAATCTCGTCAAGCAACAGCTTGTTGTACAGCTCATCCATAGCCTGCATATCATCGTGAGCCTGCTGTCTGTGTTCGGTTTCTTCGTCATCCTCTTCCGCCGACATAATTCGGATTGACGACGGAAGCGTTATAACATAGCCTGCTGTAATCACAATCAAAAGTAAAAACAATGTGAACCCGACCCAATAATTTGTGACGGTATCAAAAAAGCAGAAAAACGCTGTCCAACAAATCACGCTTAAACACAGAAGTGTTTTATTAATAATTTTCATATTCTGCCTCCGCCGCTCTTACCGGGTGCATAAAATATGAATAAAATGCCCAATTAAGTACAAGCTTTTTCTTGCCCAAATCCGAGCACGGAAAATCCTTGCGATTGAACATAGCCAAAACTGTAGGCCTGCTGTAATTTGTTATTTTCATAACATCATCAACATCCAAAAAGCAGGCTTTACCAAAGCATCGTTCAAGCCGTTCCTCGGCAACAAGCGTTAAATCGCATATATCACCGAGAAGCTCTTTAAGTTCATTTGCCTGAGCAAAGAAAGTATCGGTGTTTTCAATATTTTGTTTTACCATAGCGTTACTCCTTTTTTCCTTTTTGCAATGCTTAACGAAGCGCCGAAGCTCGGAGGAGTTTTCAAATGAAACAAAGTGAAAAAAGAGTATTTATAAATTAGGAGAGGTATAAAAACGCAAAGCAAAAAATAAACAATAAACCCCGGCGCTCCGTTAAGCATTGCAAGTATTAATTTTTTTTGATATTAACTGTCGTATTTTTCTTTTTCTTTCAAATACTGACACATCGGTTTATAAAATTTGCAAACTTCATTTCTGCAATAAAGCTTTTTCAACGCTTTACATCCGTCATCAGAGTCATCTGAATAAGCAAAGCATCCTTTTTTTATTCCTGCTGATAACATTTTTCTCACCTCGCTTTCAAATTCGTCCCACATTTGGGACTATTCGGATAAAAAAATATCTACCTTTTCCGATTTTTCAACTATTTGCAATACTTCACATATTTTAAGAATTTCGCCCGTCTTAAACTCACTTTTATTATTAAGTTTATTATTAAAAGTGTCCTTATTCATATTTATAAGCTTTGCGAACGAACGCTGAGAAAAACCTTTACTTACAATCAATCCTTTAAGCTTATTAGTATTTGTCATAATTATCTCACATCCTTTCGTTTCATTTTTGGGACGATTTCACTATAGCACACTAAAAATTATTTGTCAAGCATTTTTGGGACAAAAAATTGTTTTTTTTCATTAAATTGCTTGCTTTTTTGGGACGATAATGGTATTATTATTTCACGAGGTGAGTTTATGAGTGAAATATCTAAAAGAATTTTATCATTAATTGAAAAAAACGATATATCTTACGGAGAATTATCTAAGCAAACAAAAATACCAAAATCTGCTTTACAAAGATACGCCACAGGCGAAACTGAAAAAATACCGATTACTCGTATTGAAATTATGGCAAAGGCTTTACATACAACAGCTTCCTATATTATGGGTTGGGATGAAGAAAAACAACCTACCAATAATGATAGGTTGCTTGAGGCTTTAAAAACTATGACGGATGACGAAATTCAGAACTTGATTGATTACGCCGATTATTTAAAGAGCAAGCGTAATAATTGAGTAATTCTTCTTGTTCTTCTTCTGTAAGCTCTGCAAATATTTTGAGCAATTCCTCTTTTAATTTCATATTGCTCACTCCTTTCCCTACCATTTATATTACAGAACGAATGTACAAATTTCAAGAAAAAATACATTTTAAGTCCAAAAAATCACCCTTGTAAATTTTACCGTTTGCAATTCAGCACTTGGTGAATTATCATAATAATACAATTAACATTTAAGTCAAAAAAAGGAGAATAATAATGACAAAGAAAAAATTTAAGATTTATACGATTGTTTCCGTACTGTTATTTATCGGCTCGATAGGAGTTATAGTACAGGACAAAGACGCAAAATATTTACTTGTCGCACTTATAATTGCCGTTATCTATGCTTTTGTAGTTTTAAAATTCACAGGCAAAATAGGCAAAAAGAGTGAACCTGCTGCAATGCAAACACAAACGGTTTCCGACCCTAACGCAACATACTCAAAAGTCAGAGGAGTTACATATCCATGCAAAAAAGACAGCAATGTAAACCGTCAGGATGTTGTTGCCAAGCTGAAGCCTAACGAAAAGCTCACAGTTGAAAAATACGAATACAATGGTGAGCCTGCAATTATGTTGCTCAACAGCAACGGTCTTGATGTTGGCAATTTCTCGGCAGATATGGCAAAGAAACTCTACAACAAAGAATTTGATGTTTTTGTATCCGAAATAACAGGCGGTAACGGCAGAAACCGTGGTTGTAACATTGTTATAAAACACAAATAAATAAAAAAAGCCCAAGAACTATTGCAGTAGTCCTTGAGCCGATAGCAGAGCGTGATATAATCTTACTCCACAAATCACAAAGATTATACCACACCCTGCTCCATAAATCAAGCAGGGTATTTTTATGCCCTTTTATATAATTACGCTTAAAGAAAGGGCGATACTATGGCAAAACGAAAACCAAAAAGAACTTACGGAGACGGTTCAATCTATTGGAATGAAAGTCGAAATCAATGGGTCGGGCAATATATCGCAGGAACCAGCCCGGACGGGAAGCAAAAAAAGAAATTCATATATAGCAAAGATTTAAAAATTGTAAAGCAGAAAATGGATAAAGCAATAGCCGAACTGAAGCTCGGATGTTATGTTGAACCGTCCAAAATGACGCTTGTTGACTTGGCAACATCCATTAACGATAACAAGAAAGCGTTAAATATAATTAAGGACGGCACTTATCAACGAAATATTTATAGCATCAGCCTGCTGCAAAGCAACAGTGCAATTAATAGTACACCAGTTCAGAAGCTCACAGAAACCGTTTTGACGGCTTTTCTATCGCAAATGACAAATTATTCTAATTCAACAATAAAAAAAGTTTATCAAACAATGGGCGGTGCATTTAAGCGTGCCGTCAAGTTAGGAATTATTAATCGTTCCCCGTTGGAAGATGTTGCAATGCCAAAAAGCAAAAAGCAAACAAAGAAAATTCGTGCTTTATCACTTGATGAACAACGCAAATTAATTGAAGCACTAAATCAAGACGATAAAGAACCGTATCGAACAATGATATTGATTGAATTATTCACCGGTATGAGAATGGGCGAAATCGGCGCCTTACCTGTCGAGCAAGTTGAGAGCATCAAGAATTTTAAAACTCTTAAAATTGAGCGGACACTGACAAGGGGAATTGATTACAAGCCGACCGTTGGAGCTTCAACAAAAACTTATGCCGGACAAAGAGTGATAACTCTTGATTCAGCTGTTCAATCATTAATTTTAAGATTTTATAATAATTCGTATAGGCCGAATGACTACGGTTTGTTATTCGTTTCTAAAGACAGTACACTTGTAACAGCCGGAATGGTTAATAGTTATTACAAGCGATTGATTGAGCGATACAACATAACAGATATAACCGCCTGCAATCAACACCAGCTTCGTCACACCTATGCAACAAGATGTATCGAAAGCGGTATGCCTGCGAAAGTTCTGCAAAAACAACTTGGACATAGAGATATTCAGACCACGCTCAACACTTACTGTGATGTTTTTGAGCAGTTCGAGCAGACTTATATTGACAAGGTCAATTCTTATTATGCCGACAACGGAATAGCAATTTAAAAAAAAGAGGGGCAGACTTATAATCTACCCCTCTTAAAAAATGACTGCAATTATGACTGCACTTTGATTTAAAAACAAAGCAGTTTGAATTTATCGCAAAAATCAACAAAAAGCAAAAAGCCTTTAAAATAGGCAATTTCAAGCAAAAATAAAACACCCTCGATTAGTTAAAAAAGGCTTG